CCGGTTTCAGGAAAGTAGAACGCAACGTGATGAATTGGGCGGTTCTTCTGATAATTGGGTAGATGTATTTTCAAAGCGTGCTGATGTTAGGTTTGCATCCGGTAATCGGACACTGGTAAACGGCGAAGTCTTCAACCCGTTGGCGATAACTTGCAAGATAAGGTATTGCAAAGAGATACACGAAAAAATGATATTCATTTATGAAGGAAGAAAGTATAAGATCATTTCTATTAATCGCGATAGACTACAACAATGTACGATCATACAAGCGGAGTTAATCAATGAGTAATGAAATAATATCCGGGCACAGGGTTAGCGTTGATGTAGATCAAGTAAATAAGCTATTAACGCAGCTAAATGATAAGGACGCTAAAAAAGCGATAAAGTCGGCTATTCGTAAGTCTGCATTGATAATTAGGAAAGAGGCTCAAAACAGGCTGGTTTCTTCAATACCGAATGCGAACAAGTCAGTATCAAAGAAGGGCACGACTTATAAGCCATTGAAGAACGATATAAATTTAGCGGTCTACAGGGATGCAGGTGGCGCACGCATTGATTTGCTGAATAAAAGGAAAAAGGGCGCGCGTTCCTACGTTCTCCGATTCATAGAGTTTGGGACGGTAGAACGCGCTACCAAGAAAGGGGCGAATAGAGGTACTATGAAAGCTTACAACTTTTTTAGTGATGCGATTAACGCAAAGAAGAAAGAGGCAGAAGACACTTTGCAGCAAAATATATTGGATTCAATAAATAAGGTAATAAACAAGAATAAATAAAATGAGTCTATCTATCGGCGTACATATATATGAGAAGTTAACATCATCTGCAAGCCTCAAAGGACTTGTAGGTGATAAGATATTTCCGGTATCAACACAACAGGCTACAACCTTTCCTTTTATTCTATATAAAAGAAATTCACTTGTTCCTAATGTAACAAAGGATAGGTATGCTACAGGTGATAATGTGGAGGTTGAAATAGTTGTTGCTGATAGTAATTATATGCGTTCTATTACTATAGCTGAGAAAGTACGCTCATTGATCGACCGGAAATCAGGAGAATATAAAACGTTCTCTGTTGTTGATGCTGTATTGATTTCTACCGATGAATCATTTGCGGAAGATACATTTATTCAGCGACTTACATTCTCATTTGAAACTGAACCAAACATTTAAAATTAAATTATATGTCAGCAAAACAAGTATTAGGAAAAGATTTGATGTTGTTCATTGGCGGGAAAGCAATCGCGCTTGCAACATCGTGTAAATTAGGGCTATCGGCTGAAACGATTGATACACAAAGCAAAGATAGTGGAATGTGGAACGAAAAGAGTGTAAAAAAACTTGCTTGGAATTGTTCTAGTGACAACTGTTTCAGTGCGGATGAAAAGATTAACGGTTATGACGCGCTGTTTGCCTTGTTTGTTGCGGCAGAACCTATTGAAATCGCTTTCGGTATCCCAAAGAACAAAGGCAATGAAATGCCTGCCGATGGTTGGAGTTTGCCCGCAAAGCCGTACAAAGGTAAGGCTGTTATCACATCTTTGGAACTGAATGCACCTGACGGGGATAAGGCTACTTTTTCCGTATCGCTTGATGGTACAGGTGCGCTTGCGTCGGTGACAGAACCCGCGCCTGCGTCCAGTGGGTCAAGTAAGTAACTATTGTTAATCATATGGGCGGTGAAAGCCGCCTTTTTAATTTTATCCGTATGAAAAAGATTATCATTAAAGATGTAGAGTATATTTTAAAGAATATCTTAAAGAACTTCTTTGTTTACGAGGAAATAACCGGGAAAGCGTTTGTATTCGGTAAGTTGATAGATGAATACATTCTTTTTTATTGTACGTTAATTGCCAATAATGAAACCTTCTATATGCCGTTTTCGGAGTTTATAGACCTTTGCGACGCAGACCCCGGTTTGTTCAATGCCTATAAATCGTTTGTAGTTGATGAACTGACCTTACAGCAGCAAACCGCCGAAGCAGGCAATAAAAAAGGCTCAAAAAAAAAGAAAACCCGGTAAGCGTACATGAGTTATACGAGCGTGTAGTAGGTGAGGGCGGTATATCTCCCGAATACTTTTTGTATAAAATGACATTCGGAGAGATAGAAACATTTCTAGCTGGCTTCTACCGCCGTAATCGTGAGATGTGGGAACAAACGCGCATACTAGGTTATATAATAGCGCAGTCGAATAGCACGAAGAAACTGAAACAAACTGATATACTCCGTTTCCCGTGGGACAGTGAAGATATAGAAATTAAAGATACAAGCGTTTCCGATGAAGATATGAAACGCCTGCGTGAGATGGCAAAACAAATAGAAAAAATTCTTTAGGAAAATGG